GGTCTCGTCGGAAGGCATCACAAAATCAGCATCAACCTTGTCATACAGTTCCAGGAATGCCTGCTTAGTTTCATCATCGAAACGATTGACACAGACTTGGATTGCCTTTGCCTTGTCTCCGAAGATGCTGTATGCCTTCACGATGTGAACCAGACGGCGGGTGGAGATGATCTCCTCAATACCGCCATCATAGAAGGTCTTACGGATGATATCTGCCCAGTCAGAGAGACGCTTGCAGAACTCTTCATCCTTGCAGATCTTACCAAGGATCTTCTGTTCGATAGAAGCAGTAGGATACTCCTGCTCAAAAGTTACAGGGAATCGCTCAAGGAATGCTTCGTTGAGCACATTAGTTCCAATGAATCGTCCGTCGTCGCTACCTTTGCCTTTGGTGTTGGCAGTGGCGAATACTTGGAAACCTTCTGCGGGCGCAACCCATTTGCCAATCTTCTTGAGGAAAACTCCTTTTCCTTCGAGAATAGACTGAAGACAGAGGATCTTGTTTGAGGCAAGGTCGATCTCGTCAAGGAGCAGCACAGCACCCCGTTGCAGGGCTTCGATAACTGGTCCATTGTGCCAAACGGTTTCTCCACCAACAAGACGGAATCCACCAATAAGATCATCTTCATCAGTCTCTACCGTGATGTTGACTCGGATGAGTTCTCGTCCGAGTTGGGCACATGCTTGTTCGACAGAAAACGTTTTGCCATTGCCCGAGAGACCCGTGATAAACGTAGGGTAGAAGAGACCGGACTTAATAATTTTTTTAATATCAGTGAAGTTACCAAACTGGACGAAGGAATCATCTTTCGCGGGGATAAGGTTTTGTTCGATTGCTGGCAGAGCAGCAGGAGCATTATAGGTTGTTTCTAGTTCTTCTACAGTCTCTTTCGTTACTTCCAGGTTCCACTTACCACGACCAACTTTGTAGTCAGTCAGTTTGTTGGTAATAGTCTGGTAGTTGAAGTCATTCATCTGACAGTATGCCTTGATCTCAGCAGAAGTCACGGACTCGCCGTAGGATTCGCGGAGACATTCAATGATGCTTTCTTTGGACAGACCCATTTGTTTTGTTTAACTGAAGTTATTATAGACGAAAAAGGGGGCAGTTCGCCCCCCGAGTAGTCAGTCTCCAGACCGTCCATACCTTCCATATTTGTATCGCATAGCCTGGAGCAACCATGATTGCGAAAGGGACCTGGGACCATTCTCAAGGATATCCAATACCTTTGGATCCTTTTCTGATGCTTTTGCTATTTCTTTCCAGTTATCTCTGTATGCCGTCATGCTACCAAAGAAATAAATTCGCCTAGAACTTTCTTATTTAGTTTCTTAGTCTTAAGAGACTTAATAAAAGCAGACTTAATCTTTGCTTTTGTCGCACCATCATCAACAGAGAAGTCTGCATCTTGAGACAAAGAAGTGGCAGACATGGCAAAGTATGCATGATAACCAGAAGTCTTGATGGTGCAACTACGCTGCTTCTTCCACTCATTCTGAATCTTACGGAACTCATCAGAGTTTTGATCGTAATAGAGTTTCATGAAGTGATTTGCATCGCGACTTTCAAGAACACGGATTCCAACAAAGTTGACCGTAGGGAAGTTATCGCGAAGATTCTGGAGCATCAGGTCAGAGAAACCGTGCCAACCACAAGGAACCTGATAGGTATTACCAGTCTTACGATCCCGAAGGAAGGTGCAACCACCAACCATCTGACGCTTACCCATGTAAGGTTCATTCTCCCAGTGACGTTTCACCATGACGTGACGGGCAAGATGATTTGCTTCACCATCAGTCAGAACAATACACTGAACCTTCTGCAGTTTGTTCTCACGCTGGAACTTAGGAAGAATCTGGTGAAGACACACAAATGCTTCATTCAGAGGAGTACCAGACAAACTCATACGGGGAGGAATGCCATATCCAACCATGTATTGGTCAGAGAAGTAGTTAGCAACACGCCAGATATTAATCATCTGATGTTCCAGTTGCTTACCATTCACACGACTGGTAAGAATGTTCATCATTGCGAACTCATGACTAACTGAAAGTAGATTTTCTTTCGCTTCATATGCAAGAGAGAAGTCCATTGGTTTGACCACCTCATGAGTTTCATAATCAATCTTGGGACGATTCCACTCATTAGTAAAAGCATAGACCTCAAAGGGAATAGAAACTTTCTTACAGAACCAAATCAGATTATAGAGTTGCTTGACAGTATCCATCATGACACGACTCATAGATCCACTCCAGTCCAGTACAAAAATCAGACCATGATTCTTGCCGTCAGGGACCACAGAGACCTTCCTGAACAGGTCTTCATTGTACTTGTAGGTATGCAGTTTGGAAGTGTCCAGGACGCCTGTACGGGCGGTTGTAGCACGGGCATAGGAGTCTGCTGCCTTGCGACACTCAAACTCTTTTACCAAGTAGTTTACTTCTTTCTGAGCAGATCGTTTGAATTCAACAAACCGCTTGTCTGCGCGTTCGTAGATATCAACGGAAGGGACACTCTTTTGCTGAACAGAGAAGAAAGAATCAATGTCATCATGAATCTCAGAGTTGTCCGCAACAATTTTCTTCAGGTCAACTTGAGGAATTTCGACATATACATTCTCATATGCATTATCATCTCCTACAAGGTCCTGAAGATTTGATTGCAAAGAATCAGCAGTCTGAACTTCAGGGTCATCGGAAGAAACAGGGTTGTCCCAGTCTCCCTCTTCATTGGTCTGCTGAGGAATCTGTGGATCAGATTGCCCCTCACTATCTCCACCACCTTCTCCGTCACTTGGTTGAGATTGAGAAGTAGGAGTTTGAGATTGTCCACCTTCACCCACTTCAGGAGGGACAGGCATATCATTAACCTTCTCTTCCTCTTTCTCTTTCTTGCAGAACAGGTACAGTTCTTCCGCAACCTTCAATGCTTCATCGAAAGTTTCTACTTCTGCAATTTTCTGGATAAGAACCTTTTCTTCGGAGTCGAAAGAAATATCTACAAAATTACCAACCTTAAAGTATAGATTTGCACGATCAGCAAGATTAAAATCATCAACATCCCCATCATGAATAGAGAAGAAGTCTTCGTCATTTAGTTCTTGATACCCTTTAAAAAACGTTTTTGCAAGTCCCAGATACTTGCGTTTCATCAACTTCTCAATGCGTGCATCCTCAACCACATTGACGAACTGGGGAGGGATGGCAACTTTTTCTAACCAGTTTTCATCAGGAGTAAAGAGTGCGTGTCCAACCTCATGTCCCACCAGCAGATCATAGACGGTGTTGCTTGCCTTCTCCCACATAGGAAGGGTCAGGACACGGGTGTGAACGTTAAAGCAAGCAGTCTGCACTTTCTTGTGCTCCACAACCAAGTCTTCAGTAGCAAGCAGTTTAGCGAGTTGTGACTTGATTTCGTGTCGGACTGCCATCGGTGTTTCCTCTTGTATGCACCTATAATACTAAACCCCCACCTTTCGGTGGAGGCCCTTAGTGACAGTTTCCTATGTGTCTATGGTTGGTTTTGATCGCATTTAGATCTATGAAAGAATACTCCTACAAACTCGTTTGCATGTTGACTGATCATCATCGCACTCAATCAGACAGTTATAGTAATCGTTTATTAGATCAGATTCATCCATTGTTCGGTCTAATGTATGAGTCAATCGTTCAACGCTTTGTTTCCAACCCGCTAATTGATTATGTGAAATGAGATTGTGCATAATACCTCTAATAATACATTCGAGAAATAACAAAGAAACTTTCGTTACATAAGATTCTCTCTCAATTCTATACTATCTAGTCAGGAAACCCAAACATTTCTTGTTTTTAATGAAGTATGGTAATAATTAACACATCTTTAGGAAACTATACGCGAGAAACCCTTTATCTTGTCAAACCGTATTACATCTCCAAATTTGTCATGCAGTGATTCTTTATGGGAAATTACAAACACATTAGCATCTTGGATCACGAATCGAATAATCTTTAAAAACTCTTCCGTGCCCATACCATCTAGTGAACTATCAAACACCTCATCCATGATGAGTAGGTTCGTGTTGACAGAGTTCTTCATCCTTGCCACCTCTCTCCAGGTAAACAAGAGTGCTAGATCGATTCTCATCTTCTCTCCCTCGCTGAAAGAAGAGTAAGAAAAATCTTCGTGGATTGGGGACTGGACGGTTTCGCTAAATTCTTCATCAAGAGAGAAGTTAATGTAAAAGTCCATAAGTTGTAGATACTTATTGACTTGCTGATTTATCAGCGGTAGGTACTTCTTAATGATTTTAGTCTTTACTCCACCGTCTTTAAGCAAACTATACGAAAAATCGTAGTAGTTAATCGTGTCCTTACGTTGAGCGAGTTCGTCGTATGTAGTTTTTAAGTTTTCCTTGAAGGTGGTTAGTTTTTCATGCTCAGTATTTCTGTTTGCAAGATTGTCGGTAATTCTTTGAATTTCCGATTCCAGATCTCTGACTTGTCGTTGACATCCAGCGATCTTAATATTGTTTTGAGAAATGCCATGCGTTAGTGTAGTAATCTCCTTCGATAGAGTGGTAAATTGACGCTCTCGCTCCTCTTCCTTATTAATCGCCTGTTCCAGTTCAGTATAACCGGATTGCAACTCTTTTGCTTTATCTTGAGCGTCGGTAATTCTATTTATTCTGAAGGACTCCTCAATACCCTGTCCACAAGTAGGACAAACCGTATTCTGTGAGAAAAATTTATGTTCTTTCGTAATGCTTGATACTTTGTTGGAAATCTTACCTTTGAGGTTGCCAAGTTTACGAAGTTTTTCGGTAGCACCCGTATATTCTTCGAGTTTACCTTGGAGATCAACTAACTCTCTATTTTTTTCTTCATTATCTCCCATCCAATTATTTTCTTCTACAAGAAGTTTGCCAATCTTGGATTCTTTATCCTCAATATTTTTCTTTCCACGATTTTCCAACTCATCAATAAAGTTCTCTTGCATATTGACTTTATCAATCAGAGACTCTTTCTTAAGTTCTAATACTTTAACATCTTCCTTTACCAAACGAATCTTGTCTTTGATAACAGAATTCATACTAGAGAAGATGCGAATATCAAGAAGATCTTCAATCACCTCTCTACGATTACTGGGAGTAAGTTGCATAAACGGCACAAAAGTACTACTACCCAGAATTACAATCTGAGTGAAAGACTTATAGTTCATCTTCAGAACATTCTGCTCCAACCATTTTTGTTGGTCGTTAGCTGCTGCAGATTGATCTAGGAGATTATCATCTCTCCAGATTTTAAAAATAGCAGGTTTGATACCACGCTCAATTTTCCATTGAGTTCCACTAATAGAAAATTCTACTTCGACAACACAATCTTTTTCGTTTACCGAATTGACAAGTTGAGGTTTATTGATTTTACGGAATGCTTTTCCAAACAGAGAAAAGGTAAGAGCATCTAATACGGTGCTCTTACCTGCTCCATTCGTACCAATAATAAGATTAGTAGAATGCTTAAGGAAATCAATTTCAGTAAACTGGTTTCCGGTGCTCAGAAAATTTTTCCAGCGTACTTTCTCAAATAAAATCATGACTCACACTAGGAGGAATTACAACGTCGTTCGGAGTTATTACGGTATATCTGTAGTCATGCATTTCACAAGTCTTTAGCATGACCTCATCTTCGATTTCTATCACATGCATAGTAGGACTTCCATCCTCTTCTAACATCATGGCAAATCTCATTGCATCATCTTCTGCCTCAAAAAGATAAAGAATTTGTTCTCCATCTTCTGGATCTGCTACAGAATATGCACCTTCAGTTTCTCTACCATGAATCGTTAGAATATACATCTTAAATTAGTTCACATGCCTCTTGATAAGTCATTCTCATAATGTTTTGCAATTTTGGTTTATCTAGATTGATTTCTGCCTCTTGAATGTATCTATCAAGAATAGAAAGAGTGTCTTCTGACTCAAACACCTCAAACTCTTCTGGATCTTCCAGAACGAAGTTTTCTACAATTTTGAGATCGGCAACTCCGACTTGATAAAGTTTATCAATAAACTTCTCAAAGTCTTTAGTGTTTGTCTTTTGACGGACAATCACTTTAACAATCTTATTGGCATACTCACTAGCATCAAACAACTGATGTGGAGTATCCTCATAGTATACATTATAGAACAATCTGTAGGGATTGTCTACTGAAAAATGTTCAAGAGTTTCTGTATCAAAGATGGTGAATCCTCTCCGATCACCGACATCGTTCCAGAACATCTCATACGGATTTCCCAAGTAATAGATCCGTCCATCATCCGATCTAGTGTGGTAGTGACCGCTGAAGACCTTGGTGAACTCTGAATATAACTCGCTCGGATGACCATGATCCATGACGCACCCTCTATGAGCTCTAAATCCGTTGAGCTCAAGGTGCCCCATCGCGATCTTGCAAACTGAACTTTTAATAAGTTTGAAAGTGCTTTCCTCATTTTCTTTGTTGATCCATGGAATAAACAATACATTAAGTTTATCTATGCTAACTTCCTTTGCTTCAGAATAGACTGTCACATTGTCGTATTCACGAAGAAGCAAATCAACAGCATTTACTTCGTTGGTGTTCTTGTAATATGCTGTATGATTACCGACAATCGTATGAACGTGGATTCCCATGCTCTTCAGGCGATCATAGTAATTGTCTTTTGCCCATGCTAAGGAAGAAAAATCAATACCTTTGCGACTGTCAAACGTATCTCCCATATCAATAACGGTAGTAATACCATGTTCTTCCAGATATGGGAAGAAGATATCATTATAAAACTTCAGAAAATAGTCATGGAACAACTTGGAGTTCTTCCTACAACCAAAGTGCTGATCGGTGATGATTGCAATCTTCATTAACTACGGAGCTTGGAATGCACGTTATCTTTGATCTGATTGTAGTCGCTATAGTTCGATCCGTCAAGGGTGTTGTTGTCGTCAAACACCTCACTGTAACCAGACCGTTCGATAATCTTGTTCTTAATTTCTAGTTGACGCTTCTCTCTTTGGATCCTGCGGAGAAACGCATAATGAATGATCTGCGTAAAGTAAGCAAAAGGATTTTGGGATTTCTCAGGATTAAAATTATGAATGTACTGAACGCAATTTTCGATTCCATCCGAAATCATGTCCTCCTTAAACATGTAGTTCACAAAGTTCGGCTTGAAGGACAAGTGATTTGCGATCTTCAAGAAACACTCCCCAATATAGCGTGGAATGGGAGGTTTGGGAAGACCCTTTGCTGCTGCAATCTCTTTGTCTTCACGATACTTGATAAGGGCTGCCAAAAACTCTTTGTTATTTACATAGTGTTCTGACCTCTTTCTCTTTGCCATAGGTCTTATCATAAGTTTATCTCATAATATGTATGAATTATATCATGTTAAAGATCTAATGACAAGGTGGTAGTTGACAAGGTATGAAATGTTCTGTAGAATAACTCTGTCAGGGTTGATAAGGAAGTTATAGCTTATAGTTCTTCAGAACTCATTTTGAATATTTTTTCTAAAAGTTCTTTAGTATCATTGACTGTACCAAGATATCCCATCTTACGATTTAGACTGGATTGGTTCTGACTTTCTTTATCAGAAGACCTTAAGTAGTCTTGATACATCATAATCATCTCAATATCGGATGACTCAGATAATGTGAGTATATCATTTAGATTGATAATAAACATATCATCAGTGGTTGTTTTTAACCATGGTTCAATCTTGTAACCGACTATTCCAGATCTACCCTT